TTTGTTGGATACGTTTGAAGAACTGGGCGGCAATGGTTTGTCGATCTTTTCCCCTAATTCCGAATTCAACCACTGTGCAACGGGAATGAAGTGGTTCGATAATTCGGTTTTTGTAATTACAGGTGAAGATAAACCTGCAGTTACCACTAAACTCCTCAGTAAACGCCCGTAGGAGGAGTTGTACGTCATTGGTTGTGTTATCTGCCTCATCAATGATGATGACTTTGTGTTTTGCAGTTGCTTGAAGTGAGACGGTCGAAGCGAAGTTTTTCGCATTGCTTCTGACAGTATCGAGGAAGCGTCCCTCATCCGATCCATTGATGACATAGTAATCTACTCCTAGTTGGTTACATAGTGCCTTGGCTACGGTTGTTTTACCACATCCTGCAGGACCAGCAAGCAGCATGTTAGGTATCTCACCTTTATCTAGGAAATTTTGAAATGTTTTCTTAGTATTGTCAGGAAGTATACACTCTTCAATTGTTTTGGGTCGATATTTTTCAACCCAGAGAAATTCGTCACGCATAATTAATGTAAGGGTCTTTCAAAGATTTCGGATACCAAGTCTGTAGCACCCATTGCTTCATACATGTAAGTTGCACCAGACCGTGGATTTGTATGCTCTCCACAGGTAAAAACATCACATACTGCCATCCCATTCTCTGGCCAAGTATGAATACTAATGTGACTCTCGGCAAGAAGTGCTACTGCAGTCACTCCATGAGGATTGAACTTATGTGATGAAATGTCCAGCAATGTGCTCTCAGATAAATGAGCAGCATTTGCCAACACATTACGAATGTGTGCCTCATCATCTAGAAGTCCGTATGGACATCCCTTTAGAGTAAAAAGTATGTGTCTCATTTATATCCAATCTGGTTTTCTGGATGGGTCACGAATATAATTAGATGCAACCCAAGATTTGGATGCGATATACATTCTGTAAGCAGTAAAAGTGTCAATGCTTGTGTCAAATTTAAACTCATCAGGCATTGCCCTCGCAAATGGTTTTGGATCTTTACCGGATCTTCCTGCTGGATCTCCATAAGGAAAAATTTTGTCTGCATGTGCAAGAGCATTCAGACATGTATGGATTTTTTGATATCGATGTGAATATTCCTCACACAAAGCAAGACCATGACGAATCAACCAACGCCAATTAAGAACAAAATCTGATGCCCATATAGTGCAGGGATGATTGCGAAATGCACCCTTTTCTGTGGCATAAGGAGTTCCGTCTGCCTTAGGAAGAGTTCCAAACCCATGACCCCACTTATCAGACGCAACAATAGAGAGCATCTGACAGCACTCTAGTGGCATCTTGACAATGTGTTTATCAGGGAGAACCCTGGCACAAACAACCGGGTCAGGGTCAGTCACAAAGATGTTCATATCACTCGAAAGTAGAATCGGGTTCTAGAGCAATATAATAAGTCAAGTCATGGTTTTTGGAAGTAAATCGTGACAGAAGTTTTTGTGACACAACAACATCATAAGTTCCGGGAAGAATCTTGATGTTTTCTACCTTAAAGTTAAACGAAAATTCAGATTCCGTTTCGCCAACAACAATATTGAAATTGTTAGAGGTGTCGTTCTTTTTATCGCGAACAACCAAAGTCACCTTACCATTCTTGCCAATTGCAGAGAAATCAGGGAGTTGATTGATGGCAGCTGCCTTAAGCAGTTTATCAAGTTGTTCAGTGCTCAGTTCAAAGCAAACATCCTCAGTGGGAAGGGTAATATCCTTATCAGGAGGAGTGACAATCACATTTGGATCAGCAAAGAAGAAAGTTTGCTTGGACTTGCCTTCACTAATAACTACATATCCTTTGTCAGTAAAGTCCAGTTCAGGATTCCTGAACAGACTGTTGTTTACGTTAAGAAACTGATTAAGGTCATAGAGTGCAAAATCGGAGGGAAACTCTTCATTAAGGTTTGCCTCTGCCAAGATGTTCTTGGCAACAGAGATGGTGCGAAGACGATTTCCTTTCTTAACAAGGATAGAATTATTGATTCCTGCAAAGTTCCTCAGGATGGAGAGAGTTGAATCACTCAGTTTCATTGTGCGTTCTTTCAGTTTCATTGATTGTAAGTTTCACGTTTTGCATTCTTGTCGTTGAAATGCATCAGAAGAACAGCATAGTGCAAGATCTTCATGATGTCACGACGGGCAGTACCCTTCTTATCATATCGAGAGGCATACTTGAGAATGTTGCTACGGCAGAATGCTTCACCGTCTCCACATGCCTCAATCAGATCCAGAGTTTGAATCTTGTCATCACCAGCAGAGTAGTGCTGATTGTAAGTTCCCCGAACATACTCAAGAAGTTCCTGAAGAATCTCCTCTTCATTATACTTCCAAGGTGTTCTGGGATTGATTAAGTCAATAGAACCTGTAGAGGTGTCCGTCATATTAATAGTAAAATCGTTTTCATCCATTTTCAAAATTTCATCGTAAAGCATGGACCAGGAATTAGTCATAATCTATTATATCAGGAGACAGGGGTCTCGTCAATGGGCATCTGGAAATCAGCATCAACTTTATCGTAGAGTTCCATGAATGCCTGCTTCGTTTCATCATCAAAACGATTCACACAAACTTCAATTGCCTTCTCCTTCTTACCAAAGATTCGGAATGCATGAATGATATGAACCAGACGACGAGTGGTGATGATTTCTTCAATACCACCATCATAGAAGGTCTTACGGATGATGTCTGCCCAATCCACAAGACGCTTGCAGAAATCGGGAGCAACCACATTAAGGTCGCGGGCGACACCCTCCAGAATCTTCAGTTCTGTGGCAGGGGTGGGGTATTCCTGTTCAAACGTGACGGGGAATCGCTCAAGGAAGGCTTCATTGAGCACGTTAGTTCCAATGAATCGTCCGTCGTCTGAACCTTTACCCTTAGTGTTGGCTGTGGCAATGACGTTGAATCCACTTGCAGGAGCAACCCACCGTCCGATCTTTTTAAGGAAAACTCCTTTCCCCTCAAGGATAGATTGGAGACAGAGAATTTTGTTAGAAGCGAGGTCGATTTCGTCAAGGAGCAATACAGCACCTCGTTCGAGCGCCTCAATGACCGGGCCATTGTGCCAGACGGTAGCGCCATCAACAAGGCGGAAACCGCCAATAAGATCGTCTTCATCGGTTTCAATAGTAATGTTTACACGGATGAGTTCTCGTCCGAGTTGGGCACAGGCTTGTTCGACAGAAAACGTTTTACCATTTCCCGAGAGACCCGTGACAAACGCAGGGTAGAAGAGACGGGACTGAATAATTTTTTTAAGAGAACTGAAATTGCCAAACTGGACGAAGGTATCATCTTTTTGTGGAATAAGGTTTTGTTCGATGGCAGGTAGTGCTGCAGGAGCAGTATAAGATACTTCCAATTCTTGCACCGTCTCCTTTGTTACTTCCAAGTTCCACTTACCACGACCAACTTTGTAATCAGTCAGTTTGTTTGTGATGGTCTGGTAATTGAAATCATTCATCTGACAGAATGCCTTGATCTCGGCAGAAGTCACAGACTCGCCATACGATTCACGGAGACAGTTGATGATGCTTTCTTTGGAGAGACCCATTGGGTTGTTTTGTTTAACTGAAGTTATTATAGAGCAGAGTGAGGCAGAGTCAGAGGCAGAGTGGACACTTAATCAAGTGTCCTTTGCTGATAGTAGTTTTCAGAGATTATCTTTGCGGTATATCCTGGATAATACCTCTTTACCATGGCACTAATTCCCATCGCAGTGATTGCACTAGTGCATACAACCAGGACTTCCTTAGTATCTTCCAGGACAATGTGCTTGAGTCTAAAAGGATTTTTCTTAGTCATGCCACCAAAGAAATGAACTCTCCAAGAATTTTCTTATTCATTTTTTTAGAATTGAGAGATTTTACAAATGCACTCTTAATCTGAGATTTGGTTGCATCATCTCTTACCTCAAAATTACCATCACTATTTAACGCAGAAGATGACAAACCAAAGTAACTATGATATCCAGAGGTCTTAATAGTGAATGCCCTCTTCTTTTTCCATGCAGTTTCTACTTTAGTGTATTCATCAGTATACACTTTATAATAGCGACGAATAAACGATTTACCATCTCTGGGATCAAGGATACGAATACCAATAAAGTTCATATCAACAAAATTATCTCTGAGATTGCGAAGAAGGACATCAGTCATTCCATCCCATGTGTCTCCACAAGAATATGTATTTCCAGTTTTCCTATCCCTCAAAACACAGTTGTGTGCAATACTACCAGTTCCAAGGAAAGGACCATCTTCATACCCACGATTCATCTCACGATGATACCTCAAGGAACACCCTTCACCATCAGTCAGAACAACACACTGAACTTTCTGAAGTTTGTTTTCTTCCTTGAACTGAGGAAGAATCTGATGAAGAGAAATCATTGCCTCATTCAAAGGAGTGCCCGACAATCCCATTCCAATAGGAGGATTGTAAGCACAATGATATTGAAATGAGTATGCAACACGGAAAAGATTTTTCATCTGCTGATCCAGAACCTTTGCATTCACCTTACTGGTAAGAACGTTCATCATAGAGAACCATTCAGGAACATAAGCAAGACCTGCTTTCTTTTTATATGCAAACTCCCGGAGACCTGTCACCTCATCCATCAAAGGATATTCATTAGTAAATGCATAAACTTCGAAGGGAATATTAACTTTTTTACAGAACCACACCAGATTGAAGAGTTGCTTGAGGGTGTCAATCATGACATTGCCCATAGAACCACTCCAATCCAAGACAAATACCAGACCATGATTCTTACCCTCGGCAAGAGTGGTCACTTTCTTGAACAAATCTTCATTGTATTTGTAAGTATGAAGTTTGGAGCAGTCAAGAACACCAGTGCGAGCCGTGGTAGCACGAGCATAGGAATCTGCTGCCTTCTTACACTCAAACTCTTTTACCAGATAGTTGACTTCTTTCTGAGCAGAACGCTTGAATTTAGAATACTGGTCATCAACCATGGAAAAGTTGAACGCAAGAGGATAATATGAAGTATATTCAGATTGTCTTTCTCCATAAGATTCCCAGGCATCTTCACAATTTTTATGAATCTGGGCATTAGGAACAATAATCTTCTTCAGGTCAAGTTTAGGTAACTCGATATAAACATTCTCATACCCATCATGAGACACTAGTTCTTTGATTGCGTCCTCAAGTTTGCTTACTGTAGATACTTCTACATCACCACCTTCATTTGCAGTGTCATCAGATTCACTCTCCTCAGAGTCTTGAGATTTTGACTCCTCTGATTGTGATTGGTTTTGTGGGTCAGAGTGACCCGTTTGCTGCCCAGATTGTTCGTCAGAGGTGTTTTCACTTTCACCTTCTTGACCATTCTGGTTCTGAGAGCAATTTGTTTCTTGTTCTTTCTGTTCCTGCTTACAAAAGTTATAAAGTTCCTCAGCGACATCCAAGACATCATCAAAGGTCTCGGTGTTTGCGATTTTGTTGATAAGGATTCTTTCTTTCTCATCAAAATTGATATCAACAAAACTACCAATCTTGAAATAAAGATTTGCTTTGTCAGCAAGATTCATGATGTCCAGATTTTCATCGGCAATCTGGAAGAAGTCCTCTTCGGCAAGTTCAGAATATCCACGATAAAAAGTCTTGGAGATGCCAGCATACCGACGCTTCATCAGTTTCTCAATGCGGACATCCTCAACCACATTCACAATCTGTGGTGAAATCTTTCTTTCTTTAATCCAGTCACGATCTGGTGTGTAGAGTGCATGACCAACTTCATGACCCACGAGCATATCATAAACAGAACCGCTTGCCTTTTCCCACATCGGCAAAGTCAGAACCCGAGTGTGGACATTAAAGCAAGCGGTCTCAACCTTCTTGTGCTCTACAACCAGATCTTCGGTTGCCAGCAGTTTAGCAAGTTGGGATTTGATCTCGTGGGAAACAGTCATCGAAGTTCATTCGTATGGACTCATAATACGACGAAACCGCCTTATCAGGGCGGTTCTTGTGACGCTTTTTAAATTGTCTGAGTGCTTCCCTGCGTGCTCTCATTG